TGCTAGATTCACCAGCAATAGCAGTAATCTTGTTCCCAGATACACCACCATATATGCTACCTGATACAAGTCCATTAAAAATGTACGAACCTGTGTCCACATATCTTTCAGTTTCGTCAATATCGGATGCGAGTTGGGTGTACTCATTTCCTATCTCCTTGACTATTTCTTTTAAAAAATCCATTAACTAAATCCTCCACGGTAGAGCACTGTTTGAAAAAGTTTATTGCCCTTATGGACATTTTCTTCCCAATCAGATGCTGAATTTTCATCAGCAGAATCAGAAATATACTTCCAACTTCTGAAAGTAACTTCTTCTTTTAGGCAAGTCTTAGCAATAGCATATGCTTCCATGTCTACAATATCACAAGCAATTTCTGGTTTAGATGTTGCAAATTTGTCTCCACTTCCACAGACTATACCATGTTCACCTATTATTATACCATCTTCAAAGGGTGTTTGTCCAAGCTCACAACTGAGTGCTCTTGCATCCATGTCTCTATCAACATACCCTGTCACCTCAACAAGTCCTGTGATATCACTCACAGAACCTGCTGAACCAAAATTAATAATAAATCTATGTCCATCATTAATTGCTCTCATAGTAGCAATGGTTGCATTTACTTTACCACACCCACTCAAATAAATGGGATATCCTTTTATCCCTTCTGCTTCTTCAGGTAGAGCAATAACAAGTGCTGCCATTAAATTACCATACCTCTTTCTTCCCGAAGAATTTTCTTATATGGACCGTCTGGATTAAGATCACGCACTTCTTTAATTTCTTTTAAAAGATGATAGAGTCTAGCATCACCACCAAGCGAAAGAGCATTAATGATTGTTGCTAAATCTTTATCGTTAATAGGTAAGTCCATTTAGGTAAAAAATGCCTCTAGGTTTACAGTTTTTTCCACTTTCCATCCAATCGCATCAAGGATTGCTTTGAGTGGTTCCAAAAATGCTTTGTCAAATTGTAAATCATAATCGATATACCTGTCAAGACCCATCTCATGCGGAAAATCCTGAATAAAAGAAATGATATTCTCATGAATAACATTTGGTTTTTTCAGGTAACAGAACTTGATCTTCTCGCCATTTTGGATAAGAGAGTATTTGTTATCTAACTTATGTTGTTTAACATAATGGTTGTATAACAATGCGCCCCGTATATGTATAGGAGTTCCTTTTGCATATATCGTAGAGTGTGCTTGATACTTGACAACATCAGATGCAGAACGAGGAAATGCTATATCTTCTGGTTCAAGTTTTTTAAATTTTTTACGAGAGGTCTCAATAAAATCAATTACATCATCTTCTGTACCATTCATCATAAGTTTAAGTGCATCCTTAATCATAGTACGACAAGGAGCAGGTGTAGAAGACTTGACTGCTTCAATACCCATCATCTTTAGTTTGGGTTCTTCATATCGAACACCCTCACTATCCCATACGTTTAGAATATATCTTTTCTTTGCAGTCCATATACCACGATCAGCAATATTCTCTCTCTTCATGAACATCTTTTGATCGTATGCGTTGACATACTTGGCCAGTTCTTCATAAGAACTTTCAATATAAGGCTCAAATTCATCTTCACACACCTTATTAAGGAACCGAACAACGCTCTCACTAGTTTTCTCTCTCCCCTTGTATACAGCGTCAACCAAAGGACCCAAATGCAAGTAAATGGAATCAGTATCTGAAGCAATAACATAATCAACATCCTCCGTTTTCAAAATCTTGTTCATTTTTTGATTCATCTTGTTCTCTATCCAACGAATAGAGACCTGACCACTTAAGGTAATGGCTTCAGCATTAGCCAATTTGTAGTATCGAAAATACTGATTGCCAATAGCACCATAAGCACTGTTAAGAGATATCTTCTTTGCCATTTGAATATTATTACATCTAGCAATTTCTTTCTCAAGTTCCTTAGTTGGGGTCTTTTCATAATCTTTCTTTGCTTGTATCATTTTCTTTTTGAAGACCACACGATCTCCATACATTTTATCCATCAACTCAGGCAGAAATCCACGCACATCTTTTCTATACTGTGCTCCATTTGCACAGGTTGCAAAATTCCCATCAAACTCACACTCCTTAGTTAAGATCCTTTCAACGCTCGCACTGGGATGTCGAGTTTCCCTGATGGTCTCTGGGGAAATGTTGTATTGCATAATAAGATGAGGATACAAACTATTGAGGTCAAAACTAACCACCCAATCATAGCTTCCTGCTTTCGGTTCCTTAACATAAGCACCTGCGTATTTTTCGTTTTTAGTTGATCGGTTTTTAGGAGGAATAACTATATTCCTTTTCTTTAAGTAATTATAAATGATGTTGTCCCACATTCTTACCTGATAGAACACATCAATATAATTTACCTTTGCCTCATATGCCATAGTAAGAGCAAGCTCAATCAGCTTCATCTTACCTTCAAGTCTGTCAACGAGTTCAACGTCAACTATATTATATTCAATAAACTTTTGCCAACCCTTTGTGTAGAAATCCTTAAAAGTATCAAACTCACTATGGTCTAGTTTCTTCTGACCAAGTTCTACACTTGCAATATAATCTAATCGATATGATTCTTGTGCCTTATAAGTAAACTTCTTATAAAGATCAAGATAATCTAATTGAGTTACACCACCAACATCAAATGTTATATGCTTACGACCTTTAATATAAGTTTCTCCTTCTGATACAAGACCCCAAGGTGACAGTCTCTTCATCAACTTCTCACCCAATACCCGATTAATCCTACGGGCAATATATGGAATATCATATAATTGAATGTTCCATCCAGTAATCACATCAGGAACATCTTGCATCCAATAATTAATAAATGAACTTAACAAAGCATGTTCTGTAGAACAGTAATGGTAAGTTACATCTTTCCGATTATTCTCAAAGGGTTTGCTACCCCAAGTAATGATCTGCTTAGTTGTGTAATCCTGTATTGAAATTGCCAAGACCTCTTCAGAGCAAGATTCAACGTCAGGGAAACCTTGCTCAGACGCAACTTCAATATCCAAAGTAACAAGCTTAATCTGAGATATGTCAAACTTGATTTCATTCTCAGGGTATTTCTCTGAGATATATTGGTAAATATACCGATCATTCCCATATATCTCAAATCCCTCAACATCCTCATATCTTTTATAGAAGTCACGACAATCTCGAACCGTGCCTGGATTGATTTCTTCAACTGATTCTCCACTTAACGTTTTATATTTATCCTTTCCTTTAGATTTGACAAATAATGTAGGGAAGAACTCATCACGGTGTTCATACCTTCTACCATTATCAACTCCACGAACCAAAAATTGGTTACCGATTAGTTGAACATTGGTGTAGAATTTCATTTATTAAGATCTATGTATTTTTCAAGTAAGGTGGGGGTTGGTTCTGCAAGTGTAAGTATCTTATCAGAACTAATCATGAATATATCATCCTTAGTTACACTAAGCAACCAAGGTTCTAAAGTTTGATCTTCTTTGATTATAAATGGATTAACCATCTTACAATCAGGTGCTCCTATATCCATCGGAGCAACCTCAACTAACTCACTTATCAGAATCTGATTTGTTGTTAGATGTATTAGCTTTACCACTCGGTCCATTTACTACGTCCTCAATGTACATTTCTTTTAATTTAGCTGTTGGTTCGACCATCGTAATTAACCAATCAGCAGTAACAGGAATCCTAGTATCAGCAGATAAAGGCATCCAAGGAAAAAGAGATACCTCAAATCCTGCCTTCTGAGTATTACCATCAGGTGCTTGTGATTGAGGATTTCTCATTTTAACAACACATGGTTTGTCGAAAAAATATCCAACAACTCTACTATCTGGATCTTCACTTGTACGCATCTCAGTAAGATCCGTAATAATATCTTCTCCTGATTTTAGGAGAACCAATTTAATTGACATAATTTAAACCCAACGTGCGACTGTTAGTTCTATGGAGTTATCATCCATTTCCCACTCCTCTTCAACTTTAAATCCCATTTCCTTTATGGTGTTATGCACAGTCATTCTAGCATACTGTTGTGTAACTTTGTCAAGAAATCTTGCTGGAGGAACAGGATCTTTCCAAGTTTGTATGTCTGCTACCAATTCATATACACCCTCTTGATTCAAACGAAACCCAATATCATTACCTATAGAAACATCAACCTTTACTTTTTCATGTTGATGATCAAGAGGATTTACCAATTCCTGATCTTCCTTAACATCATACTGTAAAAGTTCTAATGCTTCAAGGAGTTGTGGTTTGTTTTTGATCTTCGTTTTGATTGTGCTGAAGTGTGACATTTTCTTGTTTGTAGTATTCTGGTTTGCGTTCTATGTAAGTAACTTCACCAAGTTTTTCTTCTATAGATTTAGTTAGATTTAGGCATTCAGCACCAATAGCACCAAAAACTTCTTCTGTAACTAATCCATCTTGTCTGATAGTGAATTTAAGTGTTTGTTGTTCAGGCATTATAATATCACCCTCTTTACTTTTTCCAACACAGTTTCCCTTTCCTTCACTTCTTTTTTCTCTTCAACCTTAACTTCTTCTACAGGCCATGGAACATCATATTCCCAATGTTTTTCTGTATCAAAAGTTTCTGCTGGATTGCCCAAACATCTTTGCAATACTCTAACACGAACAGTATCCTTTTTGAATGCTGGTTGTGGAGTTATTGTTCTACCAAGTTCCTCATACTCAATATAGGAAGTTGATTTTGGTTCCACGACAGGAACATGTACTTTTTCTTTAGGCATGATTAAAATTGTTTAGGATGGGTAATAACGTCACCATGTATCTCACCAATATCATCTATATGTGCATGATCGATCTTTTCAATATGTAGGTGTTCCAATGCTCCAGCAATTCTTTCTAGAGCATTAGCAATCCTAGTGAAATCCTCACTCATAATAAAAAAGCATTTGGTCATATTATAGCAATAAAAAAGGGAACCGTCAAGGTTCCCTGATCCATCTCGAACTCATTAATATTTAGTCGCAGTAAACTAAACAATGTGAATTGGTCGGATGATTTATACATTCTTGTTCCCAATAGTTTTCTTTGGGAAGATTGTAGTTGAAGTCGTGCATCCTGCGGATGTCACTCATAGCATTTTTAATAACGCTGAATGGTGTTGTGAGTTTCATGATACACCTCCTTAAAGATACTCTTTACGTGAATGATGTTCTGGAACTATCTTACCTAAAACAACAATAAGAAGTCCATCTTCAAATTTAACATCTCTGACTTCAGTATCATCAGAAAGAGTCCAAGTTCTTGTGAAAGAACGTTGAGCCAATCCTTTATGTGAATAGGTTTCTTCTTCTTCTTTGGTCTCCTTTTCACCTGCAACAAAGAGTTTACCATACTCTGTGTAGACTTTTACTTCTTTCTTTTTGAACCCTGCAAGTGCAATCTCAAGTCTTGATTCATGATTGCTGACATTTACAAGATTATATGGTGGGTAGTTCGATGTGGTTTCGTTAAAAAATCTGTCGAAGTAATCATCTAATCCGATGCTGTTCTTTACGATCTTATCCATAAGATCTGGTAAATCAGCAGAACGATACCTTTGTAAGTTGGCCATGATAGTAATCTCCTTTACTAAGCGAGTTTGGGGTTGTTTGGATCCTTTCGGCATCCATAACTAATTATACACGAACCATAAAAAAAGGGAGTGTTGAACTCCCTATAATTTTATTCGGTTTCCTGCGTCTCTTGGGTCTTTCCCTTCTTCCCAATATTATACTTCTGCTCAAGTATCCAATCACCCTTGTCCTTATAAGCAAGAACTTTGATTTGGT